ATTGTCGCACGCTTTAGCATCAGGTAGGTAAAACGTTTTCGTCTTTCCTACATCAATTGACCGCAAATCGTCACGTGTCAATTTGATTGTTTTTCTTGTTTTGTCTGCCATATTCGACAAATTTTAGTTAAAATTACTTATTTACTTACTTATACCTTTGGCGGAAAAGAAAAACTGCCGTATCTTTGCAGTTGAGTTATTTACGATAGTTGGGCTTAGATGTCCGACAGCCTTTCTTATGTCCGCTTTGAGTTAGTTACTTACTCATATCGGGTGCAAAGATAGACGTTTTCGGGTAATCTACCAAACTTTTTAGGCGAAAACGTCTAACTTATAACATTGTTTAACAAATTGCACTCTAAGCGTATGCAAACAGAAAACGACGTAAGACAAAGGATTTCAGCGGTTTTAGCCGAATTTGGCTATACCCAAAATAGTTTTGCCGGTGGTGATAAGGCTACCCAAAAACGTCTAAACCGCCAACTCGCTGACGATGGGGCGGCAATAACGGTAGATACTTTGCTGCTTATCCTGAATAAGCATACCGACGTATCGGCTGAATGGCTGTTGCGCGGTATTGGTGATATGCGTACTTTGCCCGATGGCTTGGATAGCCCGGAAGATGTCGAAATAGCCCGGTTAGAAAGCACCGTTGAAACCCTGTTAGACAGGATAACGGGCTACAAAAATCGAATAAAGGAATTAGAGGCGGCTTTGCCTGAACAAAAAAGGAATGTAGGATAATTAAAATGTACCCGCGTGTATGAAAAAGTGGTTTGCTTTGCTTGTGTGGCTTTTACTTTTTGCCGCCTGTTCGTCTGACAGCAACGATAACGAAACGCTGCCTACGGGGAATTATGTAGCCTCAAACGGTGGATTGGTGCTTAGTGCTGAACTGACAAACGGCAAATGCCAAAGGCTTACTGCGTTTTATGGTAATGCGGTGTTTTATCAGTCAACCGGGATTCAAACTACTGGCGAATATCCTAATTACACCTATTGGGCTGATACGTTTTCTTTGACTTGTAACTTTGTCGATTGTGGCAAATTCAGGGCTAACGTATCTGGTACAATTCCGAAAAATATTAGCGGCAATCCCGGCGTTAGTTCTGACGGTGCAACCATTACAGGGCTGTGGCAATTTGACCGATATACCGGGGTATTAGATGCTAATGGCGATGGCGTGTTGGATTCCTCACAAGGTATTTAGGCTTTGCAAATTTTCAGCAAATCAAAATCAGACAAATATAAATAATTGAAAATAAAAGACTTATGAACACAACAAAATTATTAGAAGGTGTCATGACTCTAATAGCCAAACACCTGATAATCAGCCCTAAAATGGGGTTTTTCTATTGCGCCAAACCCCTAAAATTGGGCAAAATATGGTGCATTTTGGTAGGTTCGGGCGCAAAAATCAGCAAATTTTCAGCAAATTTTTAAGTCTGGTTTATGGCAAAATCTCGTTTTCGCTTAGATGTTCGTAGGGCTTTGAAAGATGGTACTTACCCGGTTCAAATCGTAGTTGGGCATGGTACTAACATCTATCTTGGTACTGGTGTCTACGCCTCGGTTGGTGAGTGGGATGCCCGGACACAACAATTTATCGGTAAAGGGGCACGGCGTATTAATGCCGCACTTATTTCTATGCTTGCAATGGTTACTAACCGCATCATGGAATTAAAAGAGACTGGGCAATGGCCGAAATTATCACGTAAGCAAATCAAACAAATGCTTACCGACTTGGAATTGGAAAAGCCCACCATTGATGTACCTACGCTTAGCGACGTATTTTCGTCAATGTGTGAGGGGCGTGCCGATCGCACTAAGGGGATAACCAAAAGTGCGTCGTTAAAGATACAGGCTTTTGGCTATGACCCGGCAAAGCTGCATTTTGAGCAAATAACGACTACGTGGTTAGATGATTTCTACGTGTCGATGTCGGGGTTATCCATTAACACGAAAGCGGCTTACATGAAAGCTATTAAGCGTGCGTTTAACTGGGCGATAGACCACGATATAACAACTAATGACCCTTTTAGGCACTACCATATTAAGATAGAAGAAACTCGTATGAGGGATTTGCCAATAGAGAAAATGAGGCAATTAATAAACTTGCCATTACAGGGGCTTTATCCTGAATATCGTGATTTGTTCATGCTTACCTTTTACCTGATAGGTATTAATACGGTTGATCTTGCCGACTGCACGTTAGATAGCATCGTTAATGGTCGCTTGGAATACCGCCGACACAAAACAAATAAACTATATAGCATTAAGATTGAGCCGGAAGCAATGGAGATAATAAACCGCTATAAGGGCAAAAAGCATCTTATACGCTGCTTTGATAGATACAAAGACTATAAAGCCTTACAGGGTAGCGTTAATAACGCTCTGGCTAAAATAGGCCCCGCTCGGTTAGATGATAATGGCAACTTTATTCTTACCGGTAATAATCGAAAAGAAATGCAACCCTTGGAAAAGGGGCTATCTTTGTACTGGGCACGCTATTCCTGGGCTACGTATGCCGCCGACTTGGATATACCTAAAGATACCATCAGTGAGGCTTTGGGACACTCCCACGGTGCAAAGGTTACAGGTGTGTATATTAAGTACAATAGGGATAAAGTGGATGCAGCAAACCGCAAAGTTATAGACTACGTATTAGATAAAGCAAATCGCCCGGGCTAACCTCTCGGTCGGCTCCGGGCTTGCACTATTAAGAAAACAGATTTTTATTTTTTCTCCGTAGATATAAGAATATAGCGTAAATAATTGCCACTACGCAACATAAACTCCCGATATGGTAAATTGTACGCTGATACCATTTTAAGGCTTTCATACCTTGTTTCTGTGGCTCTTTGTTGGCTTGTTTGTTGTCTCGGCTTTGCGTCCCATTTGCTTGCAGCTTATGGGTGTCGGTGCTGTCCTTGCTCTGGGTGGTATTCTCGACTTTCTTCTTGGCGGCCTTCTTGCCGTGTTGGTATGACTTAACGCCATCAGCTTTCAGGTTGCCCAAAGTGTCAATCGTGAGCGTACCTCCATTATCGGCAAACTCGATATACCCCCAATCACTAAAATACGTTAGTGTGGTTCGTTGGTCGGTTTTGATAGTACCTACGTGGAAGCTATCGGTTGCTAACTTGGTGGTGTCGGTTTCCTCTCTTGTGGTTATGGATGATTCCGATACCGCCTTTTTTGTCGTCTTGCAGCCTATCAGCCCAAACAGGGTTAACAGGCACATATAGATAGTTATAAATTTCTTCATTGGCTCATTACTTAATATTCTTGTACTCCTTGGTAGCATCAAAGCATGGGCACGCCTTGGCTACAAAATCTCGATGTCCGTGGATTGTGGCGTTAGGGTAACGGTGCTTTATCTCTGTAAGCAACTTAATTAAAGCCGCCTTTTGCTCCGGTGTTCGGGTGTCTTTTGGTGTCTTGCCATCGGATGCCAAACCACCCACATACACTACACCAATACTATTTGCATTGTGCTTCAGACAATGCGCCCCCACCTCGCTTTCTGGTCTGCCTGGTTCTACCTTGCCATCCACATCTACTACATGATGATAGCCAATTTCGTTCCAGCCTTTAGACTTGTGCCAACGGTCGATGTCTGCCGCCTTAAAGTTCTTGCCCTCGGCGGTTGCCGTACAATGTACGATGATCTCATTAATCTTTCTCATATTAATAACCATTTTGTGGGTCACGTTTAGCGCAACCCTTAATTACACACTTATAGCGCTGCAGTTCTAATTCTAACTGCGCCTTATCCTTGTTAAGCTGCAGAATATCTAAATTCTGCTTTCTCACTAAATCGGTCTGCTCTGCAAATCGTTGCTCTTTCTCTTTTAGTTGAGTTTGTAAAAAGTCCATAGCCTCACGCAAAACGTTAAATTCCACGTTGTCGGCCTCGGCTTCCTCCTTTCGTCGGTTGGTCTTTCGGTTCATCATATATTTAATCATTTCCCAACCGCCTAAAGCGGTAATAACCGATACTACTATTTCAATTACCTGCATGGTACTCGATGCTGTTAAGTTCATAAATCACTTTTCCGTCTCGCTGCTCGATCACTACTACATACCTTGTAAGTAGCAATCTAAATAAGTCCATATCCAAACTATCAGATGATAGGGTAATGGGCGCTTTATCAGTAGTCGCCATTTCTAATTCTCTGCATTGTTTTGTATCTCAATTTATGTTTGTTCTTAATGGCCAATAACTCGTAGTGTCCTTTGATATACACATATTCTTTAAATACGTGCGGCTCAATCATGTTAAGCACTTTACGACGCATAGCATATTCATTGGTATGCCGTAGCAAACCTAAATATGAGTTGATACTACATACGGCGTGTAATACCTGACGTTCGTTGTTTGCCTTGTTTAGTCGCCTGACTGCTGCAATAAAGTTTGTTATGGTTCTGTTACATGTATAGACACGTCCGGGTTTAACTATTGACCCGGTAAACTCAATACCTTTGCTGTAATGCTGCAAATAAAATTTCTTCTCATTCAGTCTTAAACCTAACTTGGCTAATAGCTCACGTATCTTAGGCATTAACGCCAATAACTTTTCTTTGTCCTTATGGATGCAATAGAAGTCGTCCACATACCTGCCATGATGTTTTATACCCTCATTTTCGATAAACCAATCAAGCGTATTAAGTAAGAAGTTTGCGAATATCTGGGCAAACAGGTTGCCGATGGCTATGCCTTTACCCTCACCATTTGTAAATAGTGATTTGTTCTTATCCAACTTCTCCCAATAGCTCAGAGGGCTGTGCCGTTCACAATTCTTTTCGGGTCTGTGTAAAATAACGACACGGCAAAGGTAGCGCAAATCGTCTATGTCTTCGCCCTTGTAGTACTCGACTATAAAGTGATCTACCATTTCAGCCAATAACTTTTTGTCGATGCTCATAAAGAAACCTTGTAAGTCAAGTTTCATAATGTGGCAATCTTCCGTATAATTATTGCTGCACTGCCTTATATCTTCTTTCAGCATATTAACACCATAAAGCTGCCCTTTGCCTTTTCGACAATTAAATGTACGCTCGCTAAAGATGCTTTCAAATAGCGGCGTTAGGCGCAAAGCTATGTAGTGATGTACGATTCTATCCTCAAAGGATGCTGCAAATACCTCTCTGTATCTTGGGCGTGTTACGACAAAGCAAATAGACTTACCCGGTTGGTACGTTCGGTTATTGATTCTATCACGCAAAGTAATCAAACGGCTTTCGTAGTCCATTTCGTAAACAACTGCGCTTGCTGTTCGTCTCTTGCTATGACGGCAATCAAAGTAAGCATCTAAAAGCCACTCTGTCGTTACCATTGTATATTATCATTTGTCATGTTTCTGTTCTCTGTAAATAGTGCTGACACTGCCCTAACTCTGTTCGTGTTGCTGGCCTTAGTGTTCCAATTGTTCGTATTACCGTCGTTGAGGTTCAGATTCCATGCGTTGGTAGCACTGCTCTCGGTGGCCGCAATCTGTGGTTTATTATTTTATTCTTAGCCGTAAATGACGGCATAAACCCCATTTATTACGGAAAACTGCGCTCTCAGTCTGTCGTAACATTCCGATTCTGGCTACAAAGTGTATTAACTACTTTGTTTTTCCACGCTGACGATTGTTTACCTATTTCGTCCATTAGCTCGATGATACTTGCAAACTTTCCTCTGCCTTTTATCCACTCCCTTTCTCCGGCAATTCTCATTAGCGTTTTCATTGTTTCAAACTCTGCCTGAAACTCGGTTAGGTGCTTTACTGTCTCGGCTTTGTCCTTATTGATGTACGCCGCTGCTATCTCCTGCATCAGATTAACGCCAATTTCTTGCAGCTTTGCCCCGATGGTGAATTTGTAGGCACGTGGAAAATTGGGTACTATATCCAAAATGATGTCTAACAACTTGCGTGCATCTAAATAAATCTTTGTACTTGAAACTAATTTTACCGCCATTGCTTGTTTATTAAATTGCCTTATAATGGTACGGCTTTCGCCGTACCTAAAGGTTAAAGACTAAGAAATTAAGAACTAAATAATAAATGCTGACACTGCCCTAACTCTGCCCGTGTTGCTGGCCTTAGTGAGCCAATTGAGCGTATTACCGACGCCGAGGCTCAGATACCATGCGTAGGTAGCACTGCTCTCGGTAGAAGTCCAATACCAATCTTCGACTAACTGGGTAGCTCCGGTAATCAGGGACAAAGCATAATTGATTTTTGTCATGTTGGCGTATATCATAAACATCTCGCCTAACGATGGCAGCCACCATTTGCCCGCGGTCAAACCCTTGTTGTTAGCATTTGCACGGCTATACAGATTGCAGTAGCCCGGTGCATACTGCGCCGTATTGGTAATTGCATCGGCCTTGCTTGCCCCAATAGTAGCTGCCGTGTTCGCCTTACCGTTCCAATCGTTCATCGCTGTGACACGATCAGTTGTTGTCGTACCACCTCCGCTGATAGCTGCGCTACTCCACGTTAGCTTAGACGTTGATTCGGTAGGTGCTACGACTAATATTTTGCCGCCCTCAACTACCACTACGCCGTCGGCAATTTCGCCGCTGTTCTGTAATGATGTCCACTTATGAGGCTTAACCATGAGTGGGTAATCATCGCTCTTACGGTGATACATGATAAAGATACCATCGTATAAGCCGTTAAGATTCATACCCGCCAACAAAGCGGCTTTAAGGTTCACTAATGAAATAAGCGTAACCTTTCCGTTCGCGTCCGTTACCGGAAATTTCTGGTCTGTGTTGATGGTCGTTACTGTATCCTGACCACTCAACTTTTTTGTTTTCTTTACTGTCATAATTACTACTATTTTAATATGTCAAAATCTGATCCATTATAAATTATAAAATCAAAACTGCCATCGTTTCGGGTTACATCGTCTGATATGACTACATCAAAGTAGCCGTTACCCAATGAGTGCATAGTGGCTTTTACTGGGCTACCCACACCGTAGCATACACCTCGTCCCGTTAATATTACACGGCAATTATTTGTATTAGTAAACCACGTACTCGGAAAAGATACCCGGTAAAGTCCTTCGGATTGTCGGGATACCGTTAGTTCGCTGCCATCAAATGTATTGCTTGTTATTGATGTGCTGCTACTACTGTTTCCGCCCGATACCGTGCCAAAAGCCAAAGCCTTTAAGCAATGCCCATACTTTTGATTTGTCATTAAGTCAATGCGATTTAGCACAATCCAACCGTAGAACTCCGTAGTAGTGCCATAGCCTATCATTTCCACAAGTTCACGGCTAACTTTTAACTCGCTTTTTTGGATTCCATCTTCATAGAAGTATTTGCCACTCGGCGCTCTAATATCAGCTTGACCTTGTGCCATTGTGCTGCCCCATTTGTAGTTTACAATGGTTAGCCGTCTTCCATTTTGGCCTACATCCCACGGCATAGAATAGGCATTTATCCAATCGCCGCTGCTACTAAGCATAGCCACATTATCGCTGTAATCAACATCAAAGCTATCATTAGCCAAATTGAATGGATTTCGCATTGAGCCAATAACTTTTATGTTGTTAAAAGTACCGCTATTGCATGTAACGTTACCATCTTTTGCTTGAAAGATAATGTTACCGTTAGCATCTTTCATGTCGATAGCCTCCACACCCAAATTTTTGACTAAAGCGTACTGCGCTAACAGTATCTTTGTAGCCACTATTTCTAGTTTGTCGGCTAACTTCCATAGTCCATTATTAGTATCGGTTGCACTACCCGGGTAATTGCTTGCCGTCTTAGCGTGTGATTTGATGCAAGAATAATAGTTATTGCCATACAAAACTACATCCTTGTATTCCTCACCGCTTGCACCTGATTGGAATACATAGCCTACGGTGCAATCGCTCCACGCTTGCGGGCCTCGTAGTGCCGGGCCTCTGGCTCCATTCTCACCACTTGCAATGTAGTATAGTGATTGAGCCGTTATTATAGCCTGGTTTGTGTCGATTGCCGTTACTTTAGCGTAAAGACTGATGGTAATACTTTGTTTGTTAGATACAGTGCCATTAATAACCATTGTGTCGCCTACGGAAAAATCAGATATATTAATGATTCCGCCCCAATTGACTGATCGCCCACTAAGTCCGTAGAACTGCGTCCACTCCTCGTAGGTATAGTTATATACGTTTTGGGATTGGGCGACAATTACGCCCTTTCCCTTGCGTATAAACTTAACTATTCTTGTTATTGACACACCCATAGGCTTAACTTTCTGATGTTATTGTTACGCTGATGTCTCCGCCGCTTTGTAAACACATATCACGTGTTACGGCATAGCTTGCAACCGCCGTCTTTCGCTCGCTGTCGCTATTCAGGTAAACACCTGCTGCGTCTTTTACAACAAAGAAAAACTTAGCATTTTCGATTGCCTGGGTGTTAGTTCCACGCTTAACAATCCACGGCGTGTAGGTTACTCTACCGTTGCCACTCTCGTCTTCGCTTATCGCCTCGTCCTCCGGTGTCGGGCGTGCGTCGATGTCGTAGGGGTCGGATGCGTCCATAACGCCCTGTATGTCTTTACCAATTTCAACGCCGCTACGATTAACAGTTACTCGATATTCGCCGTATGTGTCTATACTGTTGCCTGACACTGTAAGCGTCTGGGCAGTTTGTGTGTTGATTACCTCCCAACCACGGGCTCCCATCTTTTCCCAAACGTAAGTTAAATCTCTTGTGATTTCCTCGTAGTTTTGGTATGCCATTGTCTTTAAAACGCAACTGCCACCCTTGTCGGTGATAACAAAGCCCTTGTTATCTCCTGCTACGATCGTAACACGATAACTTGTACCTGTTGCTTTCTGTACTGGGATTGTATAGGTAGCTTGGATATTATCACTCTGTGTTCCATAACTGATAGCTGCCACCATTTTGATAGTTACCGGAGCGAAACCTGCGATTTCGACTAAATTCTTAATAATCCGCAAACCATAGTAGATGTTATCGCCACTTGGTGCAAACTTCTTAAAGTAGCCTGCAAAAATGCCGCTTGACGTGTCGCCGTTAAACTCGATTTTTGTACCGTTAAAAAAGTACTGCATACTATCAGGCGTTGCCACTCCCTCGGCTACTCGGCTACTCATACAAATAAAGTTAAGTTTTGGCTTTGTCTGTTCAAAGTTAGGGAATACCTTAGTAACATCGGATTCCGTGCCCTCCCATTCTTGGTAGATGTCACCATCTGGGCACATGATCAATGCTGTATAAGTTCCTGCCTTTGCGATAAACTTAATCGTTCGGGTTGTACTCGCTTTGCTCATAGTTCCTTATTTTTTGGTTTCACTTTCGGTTTGCTCACTCTCTGACGCTTCCGGCTGTTGGTCGCCCTCTGACGCTTCCGGCTGTTGGTCGCCCTCTGCATTTTCCTCGTTGGCCTGGCCGCTGTTGTCGGTGTTTTCACCCCCACCATCTGCGCCCTGCTCGGTGTTGGTGTCGCCTACGATAGCATCATTAACGTTAGCCTTAACAGGCTGCTGAAAGCGTGCATCGGTCGCCATTGGCAAAGGTCGGCAAGTAGTACCGTCCTGTTCACTTCTTGCCTCATGAGGCATAAGTGCAATACCTCCAATCTTAACCAATATGTCGTTAAGTTGAGTTAGTGGGCCAAACTTTAACATATCGTTCTGCCAAAACAGATAATTGCCATCACTTACCATGTTACGGTCATTCTCCAGTTGCAAGTATCGTGCAACCAATGGATTTGCTTTAATGTATCTTGCCATAATCTCTATATTGATTAAATTGTTATTTAATTAATATTACGTTATCGTCTGCATCAACGAATACTGCGCCGTCGCTATCTTCCCATGCACACGCCGGGCCAACGTCCTTAACGTCCAAACCATAAACGCCGCCTAACGTCTGGCTAACCTTATCGGTCGAAAGCGTCGGTGTCATACCATGCGCTATGAGCGAATAGTTAAGCGTTCCTGACTGGGAATTTGTTGCAACATACCAAAGCGGCAATAACTCACGTTCCGGGTTGTCGATCATGCCGTTAGTGTTCCAAATCTTCGCCGTTGGCGCAATCTCCAACAAACCACTTGGTAGGTTGGTAGGTAGCTCACCGATGTCGTACTCAAATTTTGGGATTCTGCGAATAAATGCCACTAACTTAGTGGGGGCGTTGTCCGATAGTGTTACGCTGCTTGGGTTTCCGTCCGGGCTATACTTAGCCCTGCATCGTAAATAAAGCTCTGCACCCATGAGGCTACGATTAACAGTACAACTGTTTCCGTCTTCTGCCACCACTACGTCATAGTCTAACGTGGTGTCGCTGCCTACGGCCGTAAACGTTCCATCATCTCGCATTACTTCCCAAACAAACAAACGCTTATTCTCCGGGCACTCATTAACGCCTAATCTCAATGATGCGTGTACCGTCTGGGTGTCTGGGTCGCTCAATGGGTTGTAGATAGTTTGGGCGGCGGCATCCAATACAAGAAGTGGCGTGTATGCTGTGGCGTTCTTGCACTGCACTTGGTGCGGCTTGATGATGTGGTACACCTGATTAGTACGTGGGTCTGTGTAGTCCGCTTCAAATCGTAGATTCATAGGTATCTGCGGCCTGGCGTTCTTCTTGATTCTAATACGTCCTGCCTTTGCGCCCTTGTGGATTACCTCAAAGTCCGGGTTAGTGCTGTCTATCACGGTGTCGGCTGCTCCTTTGTGCACCTCATACCAGACTACGTTAGTGAGGTCTTGATTAATCAAGCCCGGTGTTAAAACCTCGTCTTTGTCAAGCCTACTGATATTTGGCTGCACTATTAAGTTAGATGCGTCTATGGTGTAATCGGGCGTATATGTGTCGGTGTCTGCGTCGTAGTTCTGACTATCCGATACACCTCCCTCAACCACCATGCTAACATTAATTTGCAGTGGCTTAAAGTTGAAATCAAATCTTTTTGTCTTCATAACTGCGTTATGTTTAAATTAATACTCGTAACTAACTTCCGCCGTTGCTGCTTCGTTGCCCATGCCATCACGCAAAGTAACGGTAGCCGTAAAGCGTATCACTTTGGGCATATAGCCGTTAAAGTCCATGTCCTCGGCTGTAAGGTGTAAAGACTTTCCGGTATTGGCGTGCCGTAAACCCCAAACATTGTCGCTTGCCGTTCTCTCGTTACCCTCTGCGTCCTCGCTGTACCTCGTCCACATTACGTCTGCGTCCAAAATGTCGTCTGTGATATTCATATTATACAGGGTTGCCACGATGGCTAGCGTGATGTCTATTTTGTCCGGGTCTAAGATACTTTCAGGCTCTTGGAAATCTACGACAAAGTCTGGGTTTCCCTCGATCATCACCCAATCGGTATTATTCCATGCCGGAGCGGTCGTTGTGAGGTTCTTGCAACATCTGTACTTGCAGCCATTAAACCAAACGTCTGATGCCTCATATTCTCCGGTGTCCGGATTGATAGCATCGCAATAGTATTTACCACTTTGTGCCCACGCCCCACGATCCACATACGTAACCAACGGCTTACCAGTCCACTTGTTAAGTCTGATAACGTCCATTGTGACGATACCCGGTATATACATATAGTCTAAACCGTCACGTATTGGCAAAGGGCTACCATTATCATCCAATAGCTCGTACACAAATTCGGGCAAACTGCCGAAAGTTGCACCATAATTGGCATTATCCAAAATCGGCTTAGTCACTCCACGTAACTTTACGATTCTACCTTCTGTACTTGATAGGTACAAACAATCTTGGCGTTTCGTGTCCGTTTGGTTTCCCCATCGTGCAATCTTCATCATCTCGCACGGTGGATAGTTCTTTCCGCTTGGTACTTCGGTGTCCGGGTACTGCGTCACCTCTATGTAGTTGTTAGCGGTATTAACGCTATTAACTCTAAACCATGCCGTGTAATACTTTCCGCTACCTTGTGCCAAAGTATTGATGATACCTTTTAGTACGTTGTTCTCTGCTTGGGCGGTAAAATATCCATCCCATTTGCTTTTCAGGTGCAAACCAAAACAACCATTGCCCAAATCGTCCACGCTTTCAATTGTGTCCACTTCTGTTAGAAGTTGGTCGCCCTCTATTGCTGACAATCGGTTTACTATCAATTCCAGACACTCAAAATAACTGCGCACTCTTAGGCTCTCCACCTCGGCGTTACCTTGCGCGTCAATACCTGCGCCCTTACCTGCATACAGGGATTTAACAAACTCACCAAAATGTACGCCGTCCTCGAATACTGCCAAACCGATAGCCGTTAAACCCTGCTGAAAAGTAATATGCCCTTGCGCTATATCGGCGGTAATCTTCGACAAAAAGCGGTCGTTAATCGGGCTATCCTCTGCAACGTCTTCAGCTAAATCGGAATAGGCAGCACGGCTCGCATATCCGGCACGGTTTGCGTACTCGGCTTGCTCTGCGTGTGTTGCTATGTCGGCTTTGGCTGCGTGCTTGGCTTCGTCGGTTGTTCGGCCGATACCACCGTAACTGCTGCCTCCTCCGGTAGATGTCCCACCGCTGCTGCTGTTCCTTGGTTTTGCTATCTGCTTAACTTCGATCATGTGTCAATCTCCTTTAATGTGAGGTCGGCATGTCCCTCAATAAGGTTTCTGCCGATGCCCTGCACGAAAAATTCTTTGTCCAAAGCTTCGTGGTGATAATGATTAAACAGACTAATAACATTATCATTGTCCCTTAGTTTCTGTTCCATCACGATACGTGGCTTATGGTATTCAGTATAATAACTATCCACGTAAATTTGTTCGGGCTTCGCCTTAACGTTGCCGTTTCGGTCGTACACCTCTAACACTCCGTCCCCGGTTGATATATTCAACGGGGTGGATAACTTCACCGTATTGCTAACTCCCAACTGGGCGCACTCCGTGGCAGTCAATGCCGAATTTATCTTAAACTCCAAATCGTCCTTTTTGTTCACAAAGTTTTCTTTGGTGTCACTCATATAGATAATATCGTTACCATCATTGCCATTGCTGATTAGTCCATTATCGCTATAAACTTTAACCTCAAACGACTTTATCAGGATGCTACTAATATGAGCTAAAAGCGGTACTGATGAGCTGCTCCACTTCGTATGTCTGAAAAAGGTAGGGTGGCGGCGTGTGATAACGTCCCATGTAGCATTAACAGGGCCTAATATCATAAACCTAACCTGCCCACTTATCTTGTCACCCTTGGTAATCGGTATTGCCATACCCTCCACATCAATACCCATCTTATAGTCGATGTTGTTTTGAATGTTGAACTCTGTGCCCACCAACTTGTCACCTATCTTAGGATCGAAGCCAATAGTAAAGCATTGCTGATAATATTCATCGTCACTTTGGCACTCGCTCCGCTCCTTGTATTTTCGCCAAACAAAATCGGTTGTCTGCCCCTCGGTTCCAGTCTCCACTACGCATTTATCACCGATAACCAACATACAGGCTAATACGGCTACCTTACTGATTGTGTCGGTGCTGTCGCCTACCGCGCTATACTTAAATTCGTATTCTTCTGGGCCATCCCCGGTATATGGATAAAATCCGCTATCTGCGCCCTCATGCCATGATACTTCTTTGTCGGGTGTCTCTGCTCGCAAATACTGACGGGTGTAATATCTACCATCGCCATTGTTACGGCTCGGTACGGTCTGATGCCATACGTAGATCATGTCGTTTTCTATATCTGGCGGCCCTATCGTCCATTCCTTGTTATGTAGGTTAGTGTACGTGTTGGTCTGTCTCATTATCGGGTTCAAAATAACTTTACCCGATAATACTATATAGTTGGTGGTTTCTTCGTCTGACGGTGAAAAAACGCCCCCTGCCTTGTTACCAGTATAGACGGCATATGGTATATTGTTCTGTATGTCCGCCACACTCGGGTAGGTTTTGTTTTCGTTATTATCCACGCCATTGCCATTAACCGACACAACTAAATAGTTAGTCATGTTCACCTTAGATGTCGGGCTATTATCATCGTTGGCCGTGTTCATCTTAACGCTGCCCAAAGCCATGATAGCTGCCCCCGGTGCTTGCCCTAACCAATCAGGCAAAGCGTGTTGGTTTGTGCCCTCGCTACCGAAATAGTCCACGATGTCTATATCTGTGTTACCATTCATCGGGAACATCCATTGTTTATTACGCATCACCTGCAAATACCAATCAGTAATAGCACCTGCACCATACGTGGTTTTTTGGTCGTGGGTCATAGCATAAAAAGCATTATAGGCGGTCTTTCCCTCCCCATCGCTTGAATACTCGGTGAGGTACTTTTGCTTATTGATGTATGGGCTAACCAACAAATCATCGTCCAATGGGCTTTCTATCACATTTTCGATGTCTTCCACCTTGGTAGTTAATAGAAGTTGGTTATATACGTCGCCTATGCTTATCGTGGTATCGCAATCGGCTACGTTAGCCAAAGCGATTGTCACGGCTTGCTGCGCCGTTGTCTTGGTGCTGTTGGCTACGATGTCTTGCCAAATAATATTATCGGTTGTCGCCTTGACGGATTCCCACGAAAAGATATAGAAGTTAAAGCCATCCTGCACAATATGTAAGTTAAGATACTTCAAAAGTTCCTCCAACACTTCGTCTTGCTGCCAAACGTCGCTCTCATCATCACCCATAAACAACAAATCAGATATAGAAAGCTGCCTAAACACTTGGTATCGGTTGGCGGTCTGCGCATCAACTGCCTTGCTGCCATCATACCAGAATTTAATATTTTGGTTGCCCAATATATCCAGTTCCCCGGTAACACCTTGCAGTATCTCTGTAGCAATATCGTAAAAACTACGCTGCGCTGCCTCTGCCTTGACTAAAGCATAGATAATGCCCAATGCGCCCACATTCTTATACTTGCTATATTGCAGAGCACTAAGTGCATCAATGCAATTTAATTCCAGTTCGTCCCATCTATTGTTATATGGCTGCGACAAAGTTTGTGGCTCGACGAAACCGGCAAAGATACACGTATCATTTTTATAGATGTTTACAACTGCATCACGGCATGAGGTACTAAAAAGGTCTGTAATCAGGTTGCCACAAAGCAATCTTATTTTAGCCGAATTTCTCAAAAGTACGTCGAAAGTATCGTTTACCTCATTTTTAATTTCTGCCGGATCATCGCTAAAATATACATCTGCCTTTTCTGTACCGATTTCTATTGTCTGCGTGCGATCGTTCCCGGTAACGATGTATACCGTTATCGTATCGCTCTGCTGACTTAGAAAACTGCCGTGTATATACATATTAACTGATTTTTATTTGTTATACATTATAATTCTTGCCGCTCTTTTTCGCCACTCGCTTAACATCTGTAATCATGTCAAGTATCTTGCGTGCGTTGGCATTCATATTGATGTTTACCTCCGTGGCTGTCGGTTCAATGTCGTTTGTTATGTTCTGCATCGTTATCGGCTGTAACCTCCGCTCCGTAAAGGTAGGCGGCTGAAACTTGCCATCGATCATGCCAAACAATCGGGCTTGCTGAAACTTGTTTAGTATCATCTCACCGCTGTTCACTCGGGCAAACTTCTTGTCTCCCGATGTAGAAGTACCGCCGATAACACCACCAGTGGCAAATCCCGAAACTGCTGCGAGTGCTGCAATAACTGCCGCCACACCTGCCGCAATCGCTACCAGGTTCAAAGGAAATGGCATTTTTGCACCGCTTGCCGTGGCATTTGCTACCGCCTCACCGCTCTTGGCTGCCGTGTTGGCTGTTGCTGCTGCCGCTTCTCCCGCCGTTGCTACTGCATCGGTAGTGGATGCCGCCGCATGTGCTGAGGTCGCTGCCGTGAGCATACCGAACAACTCCACAATACCCTGTATGCCCTCGGCAATGGAAATGAAGCCATTAATAAGTCCCGTCACCTGCTGCCAGGCATCGCCGTTGCCCTCCAGCGCATCACTTATGCCCTGAATGCCGTTGCCTACACCCTGGATGCTTCCCCAACCGCTTTTGATGTCGCCAAACACCTTGTCAAAACCATTGCTGTCAAGTTCAATCTTTATAGGTTTCAATCCGATTTCTGCGAGTTGCCGGTTTATCTCCTCTATCTCTTTCAGTGCCTCGTCCTTGCCAATAATTCCTATTTCGTAATCTGTTTGTATGCGGCTTGCCTTATTCTGGGCGTTGTTGTGGCTCTGTCTCTTGTCGGCTGTACTTCCCTGCACAATGTATGTCGGCTCTGTCTCTGCCTTGATAGATACCTTACCCTGTGTAGCTTCGTCTATCTGCCGTTGTATGTCGGCTACCTTTGCATCGGCTTTCACCCTTGCATCTATTGTGGTGGCTTTCTCAAACTCCTGCTGTGCGTCGTGCAACTGTTCTTGCAATTCCTCGATGTAGGTTTTGAAATGTACCTCTATCGGCTTAACGCCCAACTTTTCAAGCTGCTTGTTAATGTCAGCTATCTGCCTTTCGGCATCTTCCTTGCCGATAAGTCCTATTTCAAAGTCCTGCCTTATCCGGTCTATGTTGTGTTGTGCATTGGTTCGGCTCTGCCTCTTATCGGCCGCGCTTCCCTGCACAATGTATGTCGGTTCTGTCTCTGCCTTGATAGATACCTTACCCTGTGTAGCTTCGTCTATCTGCCGTTGTATGTCGGCTATCTTTGCATCGGCTTTCACCCTTGCATCTACGGTTATGGCGTTGCCCATTTCCTTTTGTGCCGCCGCCAACTGCGCCTGTAATTCCTCTACGTGGGTTTTCGGTTCATCTTTCTTATCGTCTTTGAGGGTCGTTTTCTTTGGGGTATCCTTGACGTGTGGGGTAGTCGGCGTATCAGCCGTAATAAAACTACGTGCTGTGTTCAGCTGTGTGGTAAGCTGCTTTTGTGTGCCACCAATCTGTCGGTTTACGGATTCAATTTCTTTATCTACACTATTAATCTGTGTATTTCCTGAAATATTCGTACCGTTGTACCTCTCCGCTCCAACTTTGGTAAATCTCCACTGCCCATCGCTGCCAACCTTGCCGTAACGATCGCTACGCCAATTTTCGGGCACGATGTCACCCTCTTTTGCGTGTCGGCCTCCCTGCTTGGCATCATCGGCAATAGTCTTGGTTATCTTCTGCTTTTTATCAAGTAATTCAATTTGACGCTGATACAAAGCCGTGAGTTTTGCCGCATACGCTGCCGCCAATGCCCTTTGCTTGAATGCCTCCACCACTGCATCGGTTTTGCGGTTAAATATGTTCTCGGCTTCCGTCACGTTACCGATTTTCAAGCGCAATTCATTGAAGGCACTTTGGTTATCCTTTATCCACGCCATTTTCTGCTGCTCTGTGGATAATGCGCGCCAACCTGCTTTCAGTTTCTCATATTTCGCCATGAGGTCGGCGTATGTGTTCTTTAACGCGCTGTCGTAGACGGTTTTTATATCGTCGGCTGCATCGCTAATGCCTTTCATGCTCTTGGCTGTGTCCTCCGCCTGGGTCTGCGCATCTGCCGACTTTGAGGTAAATGCTACTATAACCTCAGTAAGCGCAACGATAGCCACGCCAACGCCTGTAGATATTAACAAACCCTGTATGGCAAGTTTCAGTGTTGTGGCACTCACCGCCGCACCGCGAAATGATGCAGACATTACTTGCGCCAAAGCATTCATACGCACCGATGTAGCGTTCCATACAAGCGAAGCGGCATTCATTGCCATTGTGCGAACCTTGACAATAGCCTGTATCTTTGCAAGATTCTTCAAACCACCAGCCATTGCAGAAACGGCAATCACGGTATTGCCAATCTGTGCCATAATGTTGAGTACCGGCATAATGTCACCCATCGTTGAGGCTATAGCGTCGCCCACTTCTGCAAACTTGTTTTTGAGTATCTGCAAACTTGCCGCTCCGCTGCTGCTCATAATGGAAAAAGCATCGTCTATAGTTCCGGCACTGCCTTTCATCGCTTCCACGTTTTCATTAAACTTGGCCGCAAGTTGCCCAGTGAGTGGCCCCAATGCTCTTAGGCTCTCGGCACTGCCGAATAACTTACCGTAGATTTCCTGCTCCAGCATACCGCTCTTGCTGGCGTATGCCTTAACGTTCTTATCTAAGTCGGTGAGGAAATTACGCATACCTCCTGCAGCCTTGATAGCTGCAGCATCAAACTCGATGCCCATTTGCTGTGCCATCTTGCTTGCCTCACTCGACGGCTTCACCAAAGCGGTAAAGATAGCGGCTAACTGGGTGGAAACTTCTGCCGTGTTACCGCTCACACCCGTAAGCGTTGCAAAGGTTGCCATAAGTTCGTCAATGCTTACACCCAAAGTGGCGGCATTGCTCGTAACTTTCGGTAGGGCTTGTGCAAGCTGCTCAAACGATGTTACACCATTCTTAGCCGTGAGCTGTATTTTATCCTGCACGTCACCTGCTTTGTCCCACGACAAACCATAATTCTTGATAATGGTAGATGTAACCTTTACAGTCTCACCCAAATCAGCGATACCGCCAACGGATGCCTTAGCTGATTTCTGCAAAAAGGCTATCCAGTTGTCTTCAGGCACGCCATTGCTGATAGCCTGGTACAATCCGTTAGCGAGTTCGTCACGTACTACCGGAATGCTCTTTGATAACTCGGCTACCTGTCCTTTGAGTCTGGCAAAGTCCTCGCCGCTCTTTCCTGCCATCGTGTTAGCGGTATTCATGGCTGCGCTGAAACTGCGGCTTTCCTCGGTAACGCCGTTGAGTGCTCCCGAAATTTGCGAAATGGCATTGGTAACGTTATTAGCCGCCATTACCGCCTGGTTGAAATTAACCAAAGCCGCATTTAGTTTTTGGCTGCTCGTCTTGGCAGAATCAAGCACACGGCGCAACTCTTCCACTGTAGAAGTAGCTGTAACCAATTGCTCTTTGCCGTCGACAACCAGTTTAACGTTAAATTTTATTTCTTTTGCCATATTTTCAGCGTATAAGTAACTAAGTAATCAATATTTTTTGTATCTTTGTGGAGAAGCATTCAAACTAAGCGTTATCGTTATGGAAAAGAATTGTAAGAGCATCAACCACATCCCAAAAGCTGCAACAAACGATGTAATGAGTAAGCCAAAAAACGAAATCAAGGCAGAACTTATTAGTGTCGAAGTTGTAGGCGAGGATACGCCACACAAGCATTCCAATAAATATGAGGCTTGGGGCGTAATTGCCTTGTTGTCTCTCGCGGTCTGGGTTATCTGTCTGACGTATTTTGTTTCTCATAACCAATCAGTCAACGGCTTGTTAGCCCTTGGTGGCTCTACCGCATTGTTCTTTCTGTCTATTGGGCAAATGGTGCTTACAAGTTCCGAAGAACTGAATGACGAAGCTATTTAGGTTTCCTACTTTTCCCCAACACTTCCTCAAAACGCTTTAACGCATCTTCCTTAGATACTGCCGGGGCTACTTTCGTATGCTCCGTCTTTTTCTTATCATCCCATGGAAAGGGTAGAAGTCCGTGGGGCGTTAGCCCTTTCTTGGCATACGGCTGTATGTTTATTGCAGCAAGCATACGCATACATTCCCACCTGTCTTGATACTGCGCCATCCGCTCATCGCTGTACGCCTTGTATATGTGGCTGAACTCCTCGGGTGTGAGGGCGCAAAAATCATTGTATGGCAAACCAATGTTGCCAACGGCTATGCCCAGAATGTCGAAGATGCCTAACCTTTTTTTTTGCCCTCCGTGTCGGTGTCCTCGGGTGCCTGGTCTGTGGTGTTCACGGTGTCCGTCCACTTGTTGAGGTCTTCGGGCGTGAGGCTGTCGGCAAAGTCCATAAGCGACATATCGAACTCTACGCCATCGTGCTTACAGGCTGACGCCACGCAACAAAACAGATAGGCACACATATCCGATAGGTTGTTGCCTAACTCCGTCACCTCCTTGCCGGTCTCTTTCTTAAAGCGAAGCATAGCCCCCATAGTCTGCCTACAGGGGTATGCCTTGCCGTTAATCATGATTTCAATCTTTTGCATAAATTAACTAATAACTCAATAAATCAAGCATTTATCTTAAAAACAATAGGGCCTTTGTTTCATGTGGGCGTTACTTGCTCACTGCCTTGCCGTTGTCAGTTGCCTGCGTCGTTGTCAGTTGCCTGCGTCGCTGTCGCATCCTTGCCCGGGTAGGTCTCAGGCTCGCCGTCGTTCTCCAAAGACACGTTGTAAGTAGCATCGTCCTGCGCCGGGCTTGTCTCCTCCAATGAGGCGATAACAAAGTTACCCTTTACATAAGGTGTCGTGTCGCCGCCTCGCTTGAATGCCTCAACCTCCACACTTGTGCCCTTGCCCCAAAGTGGTGCAATCTGCTCATGTCCGTTCTCGGTTTCGTCATAAAAGCGCAAACCCTCGGCACTGATAGAGATAGACAAACCAGTCACTCCTTTGCCCTTCCAAAGTCCGCTGCTCTTAGCAGCACTCGCTACAGGCTTGACGGCACGGTCTTTTGTTTCGCTGTTGAAAGTGAGGGTGTGGCTTGTGCAATGTCCCACCGCCTTGCCTCCAACTTTAAGCAAAAGGTCACTACCATTGATATATCCAGTATCTGTCATAACTATTAAAAATTAAATGGTTCTAAATTACTTAAATTCTGACTTGAAAAACAAGCTGCTGCACAAAGGCATCATCCTCGTAGCCCTCTTCACTGTCGGCAAACGTACAACTGCGCATCTTCACGCCGTCGCGTTCTCCGCTTGCGTAGTCGAGTGCCTGGCGCACTGCCTCGGCAAGCTCCACGCCCTCGGCATACTTTGCCGTATAGCAAACCACCTCCATAGTCACGGTGTCGGCTCCCGGTGTTCCCTGCTTAGTGGGATTGTGCGCCAATGCCGCACGGCGATATAATATATAAGGTAGTTGGGCTTTGTCTATCACGATGGGGAAAACCTTATTTGTTCTCTGCTTCACTTCCTCGTTAGATAGAAGAATATCGCGAATAATGCTGCCCGCGCTTAATGATGTCTTTTTCAGTGCCATAGATATATTTTATAAAAGTCCCTGCTTTCTTGCCGCTTTTTCCACGTTGTTCTGCAGGTTGTTGAAAAGGTTGGTTTCCACGCTGTCGGCGGTCTGCTGCTCTGTCTTAGCGAGAAAAGCATAACGCTTCATCTTGCCACGGTTCACACCGCCTCGTAGATACTGCCTTATTTTCTTGCCCGTAAACCTGCTTTTACCGAAAAACGATGAAATACGCCGCCCTACATGTCTTTGGCGTGTTCCGTCCTCTGCCCACATCAAAACGGGCTTTTCCATGTTCTGGCGGTTGAGGTGGATGCCTTTGCGCCTACCATGCGGCTTAACGCTTACCATGAATCCCAGGCCGTAGCGATCGGGGTAGGTACGCACATAGATGCCACTCGAAAGACTGCGCTTTGTGCCACTGCCAATGCCGCTTTGTCCTAGATTGGAGACTGCAGCCTTTTTCAGTCGGTTGCCCTCCCTGCGCATGGCACTTCGCATAGCCTTGCGTTGATCTTTCACGTCGAGTGCCTTATAAACATCGGCAAATGGCTTGTTAAGGTCGGTAATGGTTTCATTCATCGTTCTGGCTGCATATACATTAAGAAAACAGACTATTGCAAAATCTGACTACTCGTTTACACGTTCACAAACTAAAGTGTTCATACCCCTATCAATGTTAGGGATGATGACAACTACTGTATAAAGGTAGCCGCCCAACTGCTGCACCCTCCAGTTTTCTTTTACAGGGTGTGCATCCCTTACATTAAATTCGGCTCGATAGTCGGGGAAATGTTCGCCTACTTCCTCGCTACGGTTTCCGCTCTGCTTCTTCCTCTCTGCCCATACGGTACGTATAAGCTCGTAGGTTGTCGCTTCCTCGCCGTAGTCGTTAGTTGTCGCCGTAGGCTTCAACAACCGCAAACGATATTTCATTTCTCCTGCTCTCATTCCGCTAATTTCCGATAGGGTTTAATTAGTGCTTGTAGCGAATCGGGCACGGCGTGCATCTGCACGTTACTCACGCTTTCACGCTGATTGTACCAATGTGCGCCTAACATCATTATAGCGTGTTTAATGGGTGTGGGTACATTTCCTTTACCCATCTGCGCCAATTCCTCTTGGGTTCTATTGGTCGCCGTGATAACTGTGCTTTCTGCTGTATCTAATAGATGCTGCAAGTACTCGTCATCATCGGCGAAATCATCAGCTTTTACGTGCTTCTTAAAAAGCGCCAAACTCACTACTGCCATAACGTTATAACTTTATAAATTGTGATTACTCCTTACCGCCGACTTTACCCAACTTAAAGGCCTCTGGGCGAATTGTCTTAGTAGCATAGTCCGTGTTGAGCACGAAATCTACGCTATCCTTGCGGGCCTTGCTGTATGGATCAACGATAAAGCGCAGGGTGCCAAACATACCCATAGGCTGATAACGCCAATCACCTAAACCGATATACTCCGTACCTGTGATAATCTTAACATAGTCGCCCGACTTCATACCCGAAATGTTCTTAACCTCCTCAGCACTTGTTACGGTAAACTTAGCGGTATTATTCTGTGGGTCAAAGTTTTCTGCTGCCACCCACGCTGTGCCGTTGTACTTCTGGTACGATACATTTGTATCACGGATAACATTGGAAGTGTACACTGGCAAACCGCAAAGTTTTCCATTTTGGATCATTGGCAAAAAGATACCCTTTTCGTTGATAGGTGTACCCTCCAAAATTGCCTCCATGCTCTTTGTCATTACCCAACATAGGTTGCTGCCGTCGATACCTGTTTCAAGTACTGCTGCTTTCATCTGGGCGTTGAGTTCGTTGAAGGTTGGAACGGCTGAAAGCAATACCGGATTGTCTTTGAGTGCCACAAATGGGCCGACCAAATTAGTAGCACCATTAACCTTATTTACACCACAAACGATTTTGTTAAGAAGAAGACGGATTGCGAGCGGCATAATCTCACGCACGATCATTTCTAAAAGTCCCTGCGACTGGTTGAGCGACTGGTTAGTTACTGGAATGGCGATACCCATGCGCTCCGGTGCTGCTGTCATTTTGCTGAAAGATATTTTGGTGTCACTAAGTTCTGCGCTCTCACCTGCTAACTCTGCCTCAACCATTTCGTACATAGGCCAAACAAAGTCACCTGCCAAACCTGTTGGCATTGGCAAACCTACCTTATCCAAAATAAAGCCTTCCTGCAGGGGTTTCAAAATGTCCTGAATGTTAAGCGGCACGATTGCACCATTTGCCACATCCTGCACCATCATCATATCACGCAAAAGCATAATTTCAGTACGCTGACCTGCTGCAGCGTTCTCACGAATAATCTTAATTGCGTCTTCCTGGGCGTTTGGATGCTCACGCAAATGCTCGGCGGTTGCCGCCTGCATCTTCATTTGCAGCAGCTGATTTTCACGCATGAGGGTTTCAAACTCGGTGTTTTCTGCCTCGTTGCGCTCACGCTGCTCTTTCTCGCATACGTCCGCAATCTCTGTGATGCGGTCGCAATTCTGCTGATACTGGTTAATCAGCTCACGAACGTTGATTGTTTTTTTCTTTTTGTCCATGTCTGAAAAATTAAAAATTAAATTGTTATACTAAACTGCGTTTTGCAGCGTGGCGCATTTCACGCAACTGCTTTAACGCTTTTTCTTTCTGTTCGCTTGTCTGTGGTCGAGACTCCGGTGTCTTCTGCTCTCTCTTCAACTCATCGGTAAACTCTCTTGCTTCTACGCTCGTATCTGGGTAATACGGATCGGCTGCCAACGTAAAGTCAAAGATACCTGTAACCGCTTTAACACGATAGGTAATGTTCATGCCATTAGCCGCCACTTTGCTTTGTCTCTCCACGAAATCACTATCATAGTAGCGTGTTGTAAAAGCAAAGCTGCAACCACTTATGTCACCACGGCGTACCAACTCCAAAGCCTTGTCACCGTCCACGGTATTAGGCGCATCAAATTCAAAAGCCACGCCCTTTTCATCTACTGTGTACGAAAGTGTACCGCTGCCCTTATTGCTTCTTGCCAAAATCAACTGCCGATCGTGAAACATCGTCATTTTGACATCTTGGCCGTCTAAGAGTTCCTTTGTAACGGCTTCCGGGGCTATCACTTCCCGGGCCTCGCTATCTTCGTCGCTCCACAATGGAGCAGACGGTACGTTAAACAATATGGCATATCCAGTTATTGTGCGGCTCGGTGCTTCGCCCTCTGCAGCCTCTCTAACGTGTAACTCGGTGGGAGTACACAAACACCGTCTTATGATTGTATCTTTATTCATCGTCTTGGTCTCCATCTTTATTTTTATCGTCCTTTTTAGTTTTCTTTGGCTCTGGTGTGTTATTAACTTCGGTCTCGTTGGTAATATCTCTAAGATTTGCCGATACTAAAACCTTGTCGCCACCCTCAATAGGTGGGCGGTTCTCCACCTTGCGCCAATCGTTAACTGTGTAGATACCTGTGGCGATCGTTGCCGCCTGATACTTAGCTTTACTATCCAAATCACTTGCATAAAGTCCCCTCCGGTCAAATTCAAATTTACGTTTGCAACATAGAGTAGGGGCAATTAATTTGCGCAACATTTCGTTTTCTATATTGCGCAAAAGTGGGTTTAGCGTATTACTCAAAAACGCCGCATTCGCCATTTCCGCCGACTTATAGTTGTTGCTTGTGTCATCAAAAACGAAAGATGGATGCACACCGAAAAATCGGCAAATATCTCGTACAGTGAACTTTCGGCTCTCCAAAAACTGCATATCAGTAGAAGAAAGCGAAATTTGCTTGAAATCCACCTGTCCGGGCAAACTAACTATGCGCTCGCCATTCTGAAAACGGCTATCTATGTTTTTGGCTGTCTTCTCCAATTCTTTGTCTTGATACTCACCAAAACCTGTAGTAGTCTTATCGTTGTTTACGATACCCCTAACATTGCCGCCATTGGCAAATCGTTTAAGCGTCTCCCTATCTCCGGTTAATGCTATGTCTAACGTCTGCCTTGCATACTCCAGTACGCTAACGCCGTGCTTGCCATTACTTGTATGTCCCTTAATGTGGATGATCTCACCTTCGTCGTAAACTCCACATATGCCATTGATGGTATCGGTAATCATGTAGGTATCGTTATACACATCGTGATTTACCGTATTACGTCCACACAAAACCAATCGGTCTATTTCTAAAGTAGCCCTGTTGTATACTGGTACGATATAAGCATTACCCTCTAACAACACATTTTCTACGGCTTCTTTCCAGAAGTCAAATGCCGACTTTGTAAAGTCCGGCTGTACTGTTAGAAGATAATGCAAACGGCTAGTTGTGTCCTCCACAAAAATACCGTCTTTCAGTCTCATATACAAAAATGGCAAATTAGCTACACTTTCACTTAGTAACTGCACACATCGATAAACAGTGGCTACCGACAAAGCGGTATTGCCTGTACCGAAAAAGTTAAAGAATTGGGTATAGTCTCCAGTACGTGGCCCCGGTGTCTGTGGTTCGCTAACTGCGCCCTCCGCATCGGTGCTACGACTGAAAAATTTTACTATATTTTGCCAAATACCCATATAATACTTTTTAACCCAAAGATACAAAGCGAAAATGAGCAAAAAAAATGTGCCTTGGCACATCGTGGTATATCTTGGCACATCGTGGTAAAATTATTAGTTTTTTAAGAAAATAGTTTTTGGCCGTTAGGCTAAAAGACACAAAAAAGCCGCTTTTCCGTACAGTTTTACCTCTCATAGGTATAAAGTAGTCCTAACGTCATTAGCATTGTAATCGCTCCATCTATCTTGCGGTATTGTGACACTTTGAGCGGCTTTTTGTTTTCCAGATTGTCGGTATCTATCACGCAATTTTCCAAACAGAAAGCGTTAATAGGGTTGTCATTAAACTCTATCTTTACCGGATCGCTCCACGCTAGCATCTCAAAACTTTCAACGGGTAAATTAAAGTTTCCGTAGGTCTGACTAAATGGAGTTAACACGTTTCTCGCCCCGACTGACTTTAAGATACTCGTTAGCTCCTGCGCCTTGTAAGCATCATAGCCGATACGGATAATATTAACCAACTTACTGCGCCTTAATATATCCTCAGTAATCATCGCCGTGTTTATCTTCTGCCCTTTGCAGAAAATAAGATACCCTTTTTCATTCCAAAGCCTATAAAGCTGCTCATTGGGATGCCCTTTTAACGCTCCCTCCGGAAAATAGTAATCAGTATGCGTGTAAAACTTCTTATTACCCGATAGGTACACGGTATAAGATACTGCGCTGAAATCATCATGCACCGACAAATCAAACGCCACGGCACAATCTGGTCGGCCTTGCACCTGATCTATACAGAAATTGCCCAATAATTCTTTTGCCTTTTCGTGGGTAAACCACGTTTTTTCGTCGTTTATCGTGAAAATATTAAGCAATTTCGTGCGAAAAGCCAACATATTTTCGGCGGATAACTGGGCGGTCTTGTATTCATTTTCGTAGTAGTCCGGTTGCACCGTGATACCCAAATGTGGCTGCACCTTTGCCCACGTCTCCGGGCTATCCTCTGCGTCGTCCACATCAGGCATGAATATAGACGCAAACATAGTGTCGCTTTCTGCCTCACCTCGTAGTACTGCCATCACTCCGTCAAGTTCGTGGGCAAAGGGGCCATCTACCACATCGCTTGCCGTGGTAATAATGATAGTTAACGGCTCACGTCTTGGCCCCATTGATGTTGTCAATACATTTTTGAGGTCTGCGCCATTCTTGCCTGCCGTGTTTCTGGCTTGGGCGTATTCGTCCATTATTACCAATGAGGCAAACAAACCATCTTTGGTTTTGGCGTTGGCGGTCAAACATTGTATGAGACTATCACGTCCACGATCTCTGAAAGTAATCTTTTCACGATTAACTCTAAAGTGCTTTTCCTTTGGGTCAATATCAAACATGATGTTTCGTATTTCGTTAAAGCATATTTTAGCCTGATCGTAGCTATTTGCGCCCACGTATGCCTGGGCATTATTATCGCCGAAAAGCATATCATAAACCGCCAAAGCTGCGCACGATGTCGTTTTACTGAACTTTCGGGGCACGAATAGATAGGCGGTACGTATCAGTCTGCGCCCATCGTCTCGGGCAAAGCCGTAGATATTGGCAAACTGGTAGGCTTGCACTGGGGTTAGCTTATAGCGTGTGCGCCCTCGGAGGCCACTAAACCGCAAAGCCTCATAGAACTTGAAAAAACGCTTTACTCGCTTGGGCTTCCAATCGTACTTATCAAGCATCTGCAAAAAGCGTCTTACTCCCAATATCTCATACAGGTTGTGTGCATCTGGGTGGTCTATCACTCCAAACACATAATCGCCGATACGCTCATCTGTTTCAATAAGCGCACGGCGGTAGCGGTCGGCGTATATACTGCGCCCCTGCAGCAACTGCTCCGATACCTCGGCTTTCAGTCGCCGAAATCTTTCTTTTTCTTCCTCCGTCATTCGTCGTCCTCCTGCATCGCTGCCATAAAGTCGTTAAAACTATCGTTGTCACTCTTTCTTTCCTTGCTCTCGGTGTTCATGCCCAAAGCTCTTAACGCTTTCTGTCCTTGCTGCAACAACTCGATATATAGCTTTTCTTTCGGGTCGATCGTCTTGCGTTCGTTACCCTCCCGGCTATACTCCACGTTTACGGCCTGGTGTCCGTCTGCCATGATCTCATCACCCAAAATGTCGGCACGTACCAACAACTTAGCCGTAATATCCACTTGGTATGTAAGTTCGGCGGTATACTTGCCTTGCTTCTTCAACAACTTAACGATATACGCTTTCTTACTCTTAATCTTGGCGGCTATTTTCTTGTTGTCCTCCTCGGTGGATGGCCCCGGCAAAGTTTGGCTAACTGGCAATGGGCCGGCAGTCTTTGGCTGCGCCTTGTCGCTGTAACCTCGCTTCTTGCCCTTTGTCTTCAAGTAGAAAATAATAGCCGTTGTGTCGTTGGCGTTAATCAACTGCAGCAACTTGCTTTCGACAAAATCTACCTGCGTCTCGGTGATCTCATCTACTTTCTCCCTAAACTCTTGATCGGCGTTGTACCATCGGTAATAAGTACTGCGCCCTATGCCTATCGCCTCGCACGCTGTGGCTATGACGCCGTAGCCATGCGCCAAAGCCTCCAGAAACTTTTCTTTCTTTTCTTCCATACTGCGTTACTTTTCAAATGAGCGGATGCCGTCGAAGTAGTCTTTGTAAAACTCAAACAGTCCCTTATCAACTGTTATACTTCCCTGTTCCGTTCTTAAGTTAGTGTTAATGTTTGCGCTCGCTTTGCCTACACACGTGGGCGTTTTTATATCGTGCCAACTATGCCGGGTCTTTGCATCTGGGCAAAATCCCCCACGGCCCAAAAATCGGCTCACGTGTGGAAAAGGGAGGTGGTGAGGTTTAACCAACACCCCCACCCGAAATAAAAAGTACCCCCGGGTCTCACCTTGCAACCTCATTTCAAAAATTTATTCACAAATCTTTTCAAGTGCTCTTTGGCTCGGTTCTTTGCTTGAACTTTTCCGCACCTGCCCATATCCGTATGTACCTTAACGTGGCACTCATGGCATAGGGCTTTGAGGTTAGAGTAATCAAACATCAGGCGTTCTTTTTCCTGCCTTGTTAGTCCATCCTCAACCGGGATAACGTGGTGTACCTCGGTGGCTGCTGTCACTCTGCCCAATTCCTCGCACCTCTCACATAGTGGTGTATCGTTGAGTTTGTCACGTCTTAAGCGTAACCACTTGGCTGTATGTATCAGCCTTATATAGTCCTTATCCTTTGCCATGCTCTAATATTCATCTTTGATTGTTATTGTTGTGTGATACTTCTTTACCAGATAGTTGAGGCTATCCAACAAAGATTGCTGTACGCCCTGCTTACTACTTAATGCCGTGTTGGCTCTCTCATCTACGGTATTGGCACAAATCAACTTATACACTTGTACTGGGTACTGCTGCCCTTGTCGGTGTAAGCGTGCGTTGGCTTGTTGGTATAACTCCAAATTCCAACCTGTGCCAAACCATACGATATAGTGCCCACCTTGCTGCATATTCAAGCCAAACGCCGTGCTCATCGGGTGGGCCAATAATACGTCTATCTTTCCGGCGTTCCACTCTCTCAACTCCTTTTCACCCTCGTATGACTTGACGGTATAGCCTTTCAGTTTCTTGACGATACGTGTTACATCATGCTTGAACTGATAGAAGACTAACACATGATTGCCGTTTGCGGCTTCCACGATCTCGGCTAACTTATCCAACTTTTCATCGTGTATTTCGTGTACGTCCTTGGCCTCATCGTATATTGCACCGTTAGCAAACTGGCTTAGCTTACTCATCAGCCCGGCGGCACTATTCGCTAAGATATTGGCATTTTCCCCGGTATGCAATTCGGTAAACTCCAAAACCTTTTCTTTCTCAAACTTGTTGTACGCTTCCATCACCTTTGACGACAAAGTGAGTTTGGTTTCGTGGGGGATCATGTCCGGTAACTGCAAATAGTCTTTTGCCTGCATTGATAGACAAATATCAGAAATCTTGTTTTTGATGATGTCCTCGCATCCCTTTTTGATGTCACAACGTACTATTACGTTATTCCATTTGTGGGTCTCAAAGTAGGTTTCACGATACTTCGTTACGCTCTTGCCTAAACGTTCGCCCATGTCTATGCAGTACATCTGTGCCCATAGGTCTATAAGTCCATTAGGTGCCGGCGTACCTGTCAGCCCGATAACTCGGTTAACTGTTGGCACGGCTGTACGCATTGCCTTAAATCGATTTGACTTAGAAGATTTAAAACTCGTTAGCTCATCAATCACCAACACATCAAATGGCAGCTGACCGCCATACTTACCGACTAACCAAACAAAGCTATCACGCCCGATAACGTAGATGTCGGCTTTAGATGCCAACGCCAAATTACGTTGTTTCTCCGTACCCATCACCTTTGCCACTTTCAGGCTTTGCAAATGATCCCACTTCTCCGCCTCAGTAGTCCATGTTGTTTCGGCTACCTTTTTCGGTGCTACCACCAAAGTACGGCTAACCTCGCAATCGTCCATCAATTGTTGTATGGCTGTAAGTGTGCTTACAGTCTTACCTAAGCCCATATCCAGAAACAAACCACATCGGGGGTGGTCTAATATCCACTGTATCGCTGCCTTCTGATAGTCGTATGGTCTGTACTTCATTGTTCTGCCCTCCAAACTTCAATCAGTTCGTCGATTGTCTGCTTGTTGTCGATTGTATAGACTTCGTGGCCCATGCTTACCAACTCTTTTTGTCTTATGGTTTGTATCTTCGTCGGCTTCTTGCCTTTACTTTTCAACTCCACCCAAACAACCTTACCACCATGTAGGCATATCACTCTATCAGGATAACCCACCATATTTGCATTTGAGTATTTGAGACAAAGGCCACCAATGGCTTTTACCTCTTGTGCCAAATATTTTTCTATCGCCTTTTCCGATACCTCGGCGTGGCGTGTTATTGTTTCTAACTTCTCCATATTTCCTTACTCCTTAGAGCAACATTCTATTTTCAACATTCTATATAGATATACTTAATACCCTATATATAGATATTTTATAGTATATAACTATATATTACAACTTATACTACTTTTTATGTTGTTATTGTTGCTATATATAGTTATGTATTGATTATCAGTACTTTAGAAAGCAACAAAGTGAGCAACAAAGCCTTTTTCTTTTTGTTGTTGTTGCTACTTTTATAATTGTCGTTTTCAAATTCAGCCTTAGAGCAACATTGTAGCAACATTCTACTTTGTTGCTCTTAAAGGTCGCTATCGTCTTCCTCTATTGGTCTGACAAATGCCCTTTGCTTGCCATATATCGGAAACGTCAAAGTAGGGCGTTTTTGCCAACCTAATTTGTCTAAGATCCTATTAACCTTTCGGGCCTCATACTTATAATCTTTGCTGCCAACATCACGCCCCAATACCTCGCTAAGAAATTCGGCGGCACATACTTTGGTACGTGTTTCCGTTCCTAACTCATCCAGTGGGTCGGGGTTCTTAATGTATGCACGTCGTCGGTTTAAGTCCCATGTACTCCAGTCGGTCGGTAACTTCATATCTAAGTATGCCTGTATCATTCCCGGTAGTGGGTCCTCTTGATTATCGTTAAACTCACCTTGACGCCTTCGGGCTTCCGCTTCCAATGCCTCGCTAAGATACAACTTTTCGCCGTCCTTATAGCGTTGCACGGCTTCGGCCCATAACTGGTTACGGTCTGCCTCGATCGCTTGGCGTGGGTCTCCATGCTTACGTAGTTCTGGGTTTACACTCATTACCCAAAAGCGGCGGTTTCCTGTCTCACCCTTTAAGAAGTATGTTTCGTTGGTCGTACCACAAAAAACGCATTGCCTCGGGTGGGATTCCATCACGCTGCCGTATGCCGGGCGGTACATATCATTCTGACGGCTTATGTAGGCTTTCACCTGCTCAACGTCTGACCGCTTGATACTGCCCAACTCCGGTAACTCAATAACCCAACCGTTTCGAGCTTGCTCCATGCCTTTTGTGCCCTCCATCGTTACCAAACTATCGCTAAACCAATCACCACCCATCACATTGAAAAGCGTCGATTTACCGATACCCTCGGCTCCGGCGATAATCAGGCAATAATCATACTTGCACCCTGGGTTCATCACTCGGGCTACCGCCGCCGTAAAATGCTTACGTGTCATAGCTCTGTTTAGCTCATTGTCTTCTGCACCTACGTAGTCAATAATTAGGCGGTCTAAGCGTGGAACGCCATCCCATGTAAGACTATTAAGGTAATCACGTATTGGGTGTACTCTGTGACGTGTAACGACTGCCACAAAAGCATCTTTGATTTTGTCCTTTCCAGTTACTCCGTACTTCTCATCTAAGTAGATTCTTAGATTCGCATCATCAGTATTGCCCCATTGGGTCGCCTCGGCGTTCCACGGCAAACCACCTGTTATGTAGTTAAAGCCATTAAACAGATTTTGCCATATATGGTTTTTCAACCTTGGGTCGTTTTCCAGTATGGCAATAATATTGCTTGCCGTTGATTTAATGCTGCCTTTTTTGTCAAAGTCTAATTCAGCCATCCACTTATCTGTATTTTCAGATACTGCGCTGTCCCCGGCTTCCCCGGCTTCCTCTGCTTCGATGTCAGCAAAATCATCATTGGCCTGGCCCTGTCGTTCCTTAGTAAGTAATATTCTTACCTTTTTGTCTTTGGCTACGAAATCCTGCATTTTCAGGTACGACGGCAAACGTGTGTTGTCTGTTATCTTCGTACCCTCATCCTGCACACCAAATAAATGTATTCGGCAAATGTCGAAAGCGTTGCAAAGCTGCTTACTCGCCGGGTCTGTTTCGTGGTTGCTGTATGCAAACTTATCCTCATAGCAAACCAAACCTGCCGCCACGCTACCATTAATGTAGGTATATCGCCCATCGTGGGCGGTCTTTTCGTACACATCAGGTAGAAACGTGTCGATTGCATCCTCTATTGAATAGGCACGGCAAAAAGCACCAATTAAGCCGGGTTTTTCGGTCGGATCACCTACCTTTTTCAATTCGTGTACGATGATGTCACCCTCTCGGCTTGATACTGGCCAAAGTGCCACATCTTTATAGTCGTGGTACTGTTTTAGGAATTCATCAACGTTGCACGCTTTGCCGTCTTGGTACTCAAACACATATTCGCCGTCTCTGCTTGTAGATGGATAATAAAACAATCTCGCTAACTGATAGGTGGTATCGTCGAACACCTCAATATTAAGTTTGCTTGCTATCATCCTGCATAGCGGCTCGTACTCATCTGGGCGTACCTGACGGCTCAATGGGAACACCAAACGAAAGCGTGGGTTTTCCGGCGTGTGCTTGTGTGTGCTGTACAGCATCGCTGCAAAGTCAAAGTTTAGCGTGAACTCATCCCAAAGGTCGGGTGTACCGTAGTCTATGTCAAGCGTGGCAATACTTCGCCACATCACGTTAGCGGTCTTTCGTGTGCCCCCTGATAGGTAGCCACCGACAAAACCGCCCACGTCCTTGATGCTGCTTTGTTCCTCCCTGCTCATCTTGGCGTACTCGCTTACGCTTTCTGTGGTTCGCTTCGTTTCGCTGCATCGCTCTACCAACTTCGCCCATGTGGTCGCTTTGTTCTTCCACTTTTTCGCCATACGGCTATGGGCTGTTGCTATGTCGATCGGGAAATCATTGTTTAACTTTATCTGTGTCATACGTCAATCTTTCTATAGATTCCTACGATAACTTATCTAAGATACCTTCAAAGTACTTAGCATCTTCCTCATTGCTCGCCTTGATAGTTACCTGGCGCATACCGATTTTGCCTATTGGTGGGTGTACCACTAATTCAAATGGTCGTGGTTCATCGTCCAACTGCTCGAAAAGGTATTTTAGGTTGCTCGCCCTAATAGCCTTAAACCTTATATATTTGAAATCTTCTGCCATATCGTTTTACTTCTTAAGATGATCTGGTAAAAACGAAAGTATATGTTTTCGTCTGCAGCTCATGCTGTCGAATAAAGAAAGAATAACCATATTATAAGTACTAAATCTTAAAATACCGCCAATCTATGCAACCGGGGCACTGCTCGCAAACTTCACACTCCGATAGCTTACAAACACCATAACCGGGTTTGTCTTTATTAGGATCGTATGATAGGCACGTTTTACAGTATATCTTTTTCATAATTGGCGGTATTGATGTTAATAATGGCACGGCTTTCGCCGTGCTAAAGATTAAAGACTAAGAAATTAAGAACTAAATAATAAATGCTGACACTGCCCTAACTCTGCCCGTGCAGCTGGCCTTAGCGCCCCAATTGCTCGCATTACCGCCGCCGAGGTTCAGATACCATGCGTAGGCAGCACTGCTCTCGGTAGAAGTCCAATACCAACGGTCTTGCAGTTTATTGCCCATGGCAAACTCCAAAGCTGCATTGATAGCCTTTTTGTTAATAAAGATACGGTATAACTCGCCTAAAGATGGTATGTACCAATCATCGGCTAACTTTATCTGTGGATTCAGGATATTACGCAAATGGTTGGTGTTTCTTGCTCCGTCCATGTCTGCTATCGCATCGTCGTAGTTGTCGATATAATAATCTCGGTCGTCTTTTTCGTTGTCATTGCTCTTTGTTGTTAGCGTGATACCTTCACCGTTAGCCTCATCATGCAAAGCTATCTTAATGCCAAAACTACCCATCTTCAAACCGATAGCCACTACCTCGCTATCCATGTTATCGTCTTTGGTGTACTTCAGTTTAAACAAAGTTGCTTTGCCATCGGCGTGTACCAAATAGATGCCGTCCTCCATATTGCCGGATTTTGGTAACTGCGCCTGTACTGGCTTTTCGTCCTTACACATTACAAAGGTATTGGCTTTCTCCGCATCTTCCACGTTGCCACACCATTGCAATAACTCGTATCTGAATTGCTGCACGTCTGATAGTGCCTTATTTGTCTTTATTTCCATTTTTGTATATGCTTTATTGTTTAATCTTTCAAATAGTATGGGGTGGTGTACCCTGCACCTTTGAGTGGCAAATCTTTGCACCACGGTATAGGCTCACTAAACAAAGCCTCAACCATCGGTAATGTCTGGTCTTTCTTAGCCTCAACGATGATTTCATCATGTATGTGGAAAACTACGTTTAGCTCTCGCCGCTCGGCTCTAAGTATCACACAACCCAATATGTCACGTGCCGTAGCCTGTACGATGTTCTCGGTTAGCTTACCGCCGTAGGTTCTTACCTTTCCCCATTTTTTCGTAATTTGGTTCACACCCTCATACTCGATAATTTCGTGATCACCTCGCCAACCGTCGTTCGTTTCGATTCTAACTTCTGCACGTGGGTAACAAATAGTCCTGCCACTTGGTAGGGTAATTAATAACATGCCCCAACGATAACCGATTACGATACCTTGTTGTATTGTTATGCTTCGCCCTGTCTTAATGGCTGTGATAGCTGCTTTTTCAACGGTACGCCACAACTTAACGATATGTGGGTTACTGTTTCGCCACTTGTTTACGATGACCTTTTCTTCTGATTCTGTTAAACCTAACTTCTTACCGCCCATCGCTTCCAATGCTGGTACACCGCCGCCATAGCCTAACCCCAAAACGGCTACTTTTCCTTTCGGTCTCAAATCTCCGTTGGGACCGTGCTTCTGAACTGGTACGCCAAACATTTTACTTGCCGTCTCGCAATAGATGTCATGCCCTTGTTTGAAAGCATCCAATACCCATGTTTCCCCGGCTATCCATGCTATTACACGTGCCTCAATCGCTGAAAAGTCACATACGTGGAACGTGCAACCGGGCTTGGCTATGAAAGCGGTACGTATCAACTCGCTAAGTACTTGGGTAACGTTTCCGTAGTTCATCTCAAATTCTTCCAAATCACCCTGCTTAACCAAATAGCGTGCATCGTCTAAACTCTTTAGATGATTTTGTGGTAGGTTTTGCAACTGCACCAAACGCCCTGCCCATCTGCCTGTACGTGCTGCACCACAAAACTGCAACAAACCATGTACTCGGCTATCCTTGCAGACACATTTTTGCATTGCCGTGTACTTCTTATTAGAAGTCTTACCCATTTCCCTACGCAGAGCCAAAACTTTCTGCACCTTGGGCCAAAACTTAAATTGTACCTCGTAGTCGTCTAAATTCTTTTTGTTGAGACTGTCAATAGTAAACCCGGTGTTCTCAGATATGTATTGTTTAATCTGTCCGGGGCTGTTTGGGTTACTCATGCCTGTAAGTTTTTGGGCTTCTGCGAATAGCTCATCTTTGTATAGCTCATCAAATCGGGCGGCATTGTTTACCAATACTTGGTCTATCATCACGCCACGGTCGTTAATGCGCTGATCGGCTGTGTACAAATCTTCGTCAAACTCGGGTACTTCCAATCTCCTGACTTTTTTTAATATGGCTTGTTCTACCTCCACGTCTCGGATATTGTAGGCTTTGAACGTTGCCCACTTCTCGGGCGCATCACTCGGTTTGTGCCGGATCATTTTTGTTATGCCCTGTTTTGTCTGTTTATTCGGAACACTAAAGTATCTTATCAGGGCTTTGCCCTCACTCATCTTTCTGTCTTCCAGTTTAAGCACCTCACCGCATTGGGCTAACGAAAGTGGCAAACCCATTCGGGCGGCTCTTACCATCGTACACCGCCATTGTCTCGGGTCTAATCGCCCTTGGATGCCTAAATACACGCCTATGCAAATACGCTCAAAAGCTGCATTAAAAGCGGTCTTTATTACTCCGGGGTCGGTTAATGCTGCTTCGATGTCGGGTGGCAAAGTTTCGCCGCTTGCAAAGTCCACGCATTGCACCGGGCCACCGTCCACGCTATACCCAAAAAGCAATATGGTAAAGTCTTCGGCTTCCACGTACTTATATACGCCACACTCGGTTAGGTCGTTGCTACTATACGTTTCGATGTCTATGCCTAATTCTTTCATACGCTTTGTTGTTTGATTACCCCGGCGGCTTCTTCTTTTCACCGCCGGGGGGCTACTACATTAACATTTTATAAATCGTCGTCGTCCTCATCGTCAATACCGTCCAAATCGCCAAAGTCGCTTTCGGCTGATACTCTGCCGCCCAAATGGTCGTCATCCTTGAACTTCATGATGTTGTTGAGGCCACACGCTACGCCCTTGTTACCGCTTACGTCATAGCCATAGAAAGTTACCGATACAATCGCCCAAACGCCGCTGTAAACTTCTTCCTCGTCCACGATAGGCACTTTCTTACGATCGACTACGCCCGGGCGTGTGTTACTCTTGGCGTTTAAATAGTAGTTGTCTTCGTAAACTTCATCGTCCTTTTCGTTACCATCACGCAAACCCAAATCAAGTTTTTTAGGCTCTTTGCCTCCCCACTTTGCTACGATAGCGGCTTTCTTAGCTGCCTCAATCGCCTTTTTGATGGCTTCGACAGTCTTCTTTTCAGACTTCGGGATCAAAACGTTAGTCATAAACTTGCCCTCACCGTCACCGTCTGGGCTGTACTTCTCGAATACGTGGGTGTAACTAAGGCGGCATGGGCCAAAGATTACCTTAGTGTCATTAACTACTTTAGGGTCTATCATAATTGTATGAATTTAAAATGCTAAACTTAAATGTCTTTAAAATCGTCTGCTGCCTGATTAAACGCCGGGCGTTTATCTGATTCAGGCACTAACGTTGGTTTGCCTTGTGGCTTATTGATGTACTCGGCGCAAATTGCACCAAAGCGTTTCTTACCTATCAGTTTTTCTAAATCGGTAATACTTCGTAGCTCGGTAGGCTTAATGTAGGCTTCTTTTGCAAAGCCCTCTTTTCCTAAAAGTTCCATCACAGCGGTTGGGTCTGTTATTTTTCTGATACTGCGCCCCTCAACGATTTTGAAACCTCGGTACTGTACGCCATTTAACGCCTGTTCCAAACTGTACTCCTCAACTCCAGTTAGCCACGTTTTGAACGTTGAAAGCAAAGGTAGTATAGTGCTTTCCATTACTTCCTTGCTAATCTTACGTGGGTCTGGGTTGGCTTGCTGTGCTTCGATGCACATAGACGATATGGCTTTGCAGTTTGCCTTAACTTTGCAGAACTGACACCAATTGCCGGGCTTTTGCTTACCTCCGGCATAGGCTTCGTTGGCTTTTGGTTGCAGCTCATCGACTGCCCAATTAATGAGGTCGGCGGCATCTAACTCGAACTCCGAAAGATTATCAATACGTGGTTGTACGATAGTCATGCGTACTTTACGTATGTCGTACTCAAAGTTAAATAAGTCCCATGCGCCCAAAGCGTAAATCATCATTTGTGGATTTTCCACGGCTGACACCTTTACGCCCTTACCGTATTTAAAGTCGATAACCTCCATCACGCCGTCGGCGATAATGATAGCGTCCGACGTGCCGAAAGCATCAGGCACATAGTGGCTAAAATCTAACTTGACCTCAACTAACAATTGTGCGTCCTTGGTCTTAGCTCGGGCGGCGTTGAATTTCTCCAGTACGATAGTTTTGTAAGTGTCGGTGTATTCGTCCATTTCGCCGCTGTGGTACTGCTCGTTTAACTGCGCTATCTCGGCTTTTTCCTCATCTACCGACAAACCTAAAAACTCTTTCAGTTTCTTGGCGCAATAAGCGTGAGCTAACGTTCCTTCTTCCGCAAAGGTGCTGCCCTTATCCTCCACGTCTTTTTCCAGAAGTGGGGCGGCGGTACAATTCATCCAACGATGTGCCGCACTCGGTGATAATAAAGCGTGTTTACCTGCCATAATTGTATACGATTAAATGTTGCTAAAATGGGGCATTTGAACCGATCGTGCCATCTTGCATTATCTGCAGATTGTTGCACTGCTCAATAAAATCTGCGATCTTGTCACTTGGCAAAGCACTCGGTTTTTCAGCACCTAACAAAGCGGCTATGTTCTTGAACTGTGCAGTTAGTGGTTTGTGATACTTTTTGTATAAATCGCCGTTGGTGTTCTCCTTGTAGTCTTCACCCTCGATACGCTGACGTGTTACGTGCATAGCAGCTCTAACGTCTTCGGCGGTTAATGGCTTCTGCTCTTCTACCTGCTCATCGTTGGCATCGGCTTCGTTGGCTGCTGCCTCCTGCTGTTCGTCTCCGGCTGCCTCCTTGGTAGGCTCTGGCTTGTCGGGGGATTTCTCTTTCTTCTTTCTGCCTTGCTTGTTATCTACTTGTCCGTTTCCGTTGAGTGCTTCCTCGGCGGTCGGCACAACTGTTGGTCGGTGGCATAAAATGGCATTTACCAAAGCCACAATTTCGGGCGTAACACCCAAATTGACCTGTACGTTAATACTGAAATCTGTTTTCATCTTTGTATATGATTATTTGTATATGATTAATGATGTTACTCATCTTCGTTGATATACTCAAATAGCTCATCTATCTTTTTGTGCTTTGCAAACCATACGCATAAACGTATGTCGAAATATGCAAGTGCTACTGCTGTAAACTTGGAATAGATCACTAACTCCCAATAGTTGGGATTATCAATGCGTGGCATCCCAATCAGATTGAAAAAAGCGATAAGGCCGATAACTACCATCAGCCAATAACGCCAATTCTTTATTACTTTTTTCATACGGCTTAATTTTTTTATAGGTACATTAATTTCCAACACTTGATTATTTCCGTCCCCGTAGTGATTAAGCCTTTTCCGGCTTTCCTAACTCTGAACTTAATAAGCCCATCGTTAGCGTACCGGGCGACGGTGTGCCGATCCACATGCAACGCTTTTGCAGCTTGCCTTTGGTTATACAAACCATCTGGCTCTACTTCGGGTTTGGTGATAATCATATAGCAGCGTTACGTGTGATGGTTAGTGTATTGGCTGTATAGTCCGTTTTAACGCTGAACTTGCAGCCCATCAAATTTTGTGTCTGATACGTCAAAGCCTTGCCATTGTCGCACGCTTTAGCATCAGGTAGGTAAAACGTTTTCGTCTTTCCTACATCAATTGACCGCAAATCGTCACGTGTCAATTTGATTGTTTTTCTTGTTTTGTCTGCCATAAAAGTATAAATATTATTAAAATTGCTTACTTAGTTACTTATACCTTTGGAGAAAAAGAAAACTGCCGTATATTTGCAGTTGAGTTTTGGTGATGTTGGGCAAATAGTCCGACAGCCTTTCTTATGCTCTTGAGGTAAGTTACTTACTTATTTCGGGTGCGAAGATACGTTATTCCAACGTCACTACCAAATTATTGACGTACAAATGTCATTTTATTAACGTAAATTAATAATAGGCTTATGTTTGAAACCATAAATGAACGTATAAAGCACGTCTTAGATACTTTATATAAGGGCAATGTTACCGCAATGTCTAAAGCTACTTATATCAAGCGAACTACATTAAGTAGTATTGTTGGCGCTGATGGTAATACGCCGGGGTTTGACGTAATTATGAAAATTGCCGAAATTTCGTCACATCGTATTAGTATGGAATGGCTAATACGTGGTACTGGTGATATGTGTCTTGGCGAAAAAGAAAACGCTCCATTGGTGGATAATAGCGGCTCAAATAATCGTATATATGATGTTAGCAATATTAATAATGGCGATACAATAAATCGTTTGCTATCCATCGTAGAACAAAAAGACAAACAGATTAATACATTATTAAATATATTACAAAATAGCAAAGTTGGATGATGCAAGAAAACAAAAACAAACTAGCTGCTGCCTCGGTACGTTCTGCTTGGTGGTGCTCATTATCATAGTTTTAGCACTACTTTACGGTGTATTAATGGGCATTCTAAATGTGTTTTGATACTTGCAAATTTTCAGCAAATAGTTTTTAGTTGTTTGTAATTAATTGTAAATCAATAAGATATGAATAATATGGGATTATTAACAGGTGTCATGACTCTAATAGCCAAACACCTGATAATCAGCCCTAAAATGGGGTTTTTCTATTGCGCCAAACCCCTAAAATTGGGCAAAATATGGTGCATTTTGGTAGGTTCGGGCGCAAAAATCAGC